GAAATAAAAACTCTCAGGCTCTTCTATTTCCCTATATAGGATAGAGGCTAATTTATGGGAGGAATTATAAAACCACAGATAGATTCATATGGCAACAGCTTTGCTATTCCTCATGGGGATTTAGTAGATACATCAAAGCCTAATGGAGAGATTAATTATAGCGAACTAAATAATACTACCCTCCAAGACCCTATAGAGTTTAATAAATTTGAAGAATCTATTAAATCTTATATTTTAGGTAGACTGGGATTTCCAGTCATACGAGTAGAACTAAGTGACTTCCAATTAAAATCAATAATTGATGAAGCCATAACTAAGATGACAAATCATGCTCCTTATTGGGCAACTCAATTTATGAGTTTTAAAACAGTTGCAGGAGTAAACATATACGAACTACCCAAATATGTAATCGACAATGTTCAGTATGTTGTGTACAAAAAAGACTTGATTGGAATTCCGGGAATGGGCCAATCATTAGAACAAGATTATTTCTTAAAATATTTCCAACAAAACTTCTTGTTCAATGATTTTAGTATTGGTGAGTTTAATCTTCTTCAAATCAGTTTAGAAATGATGAGAAAGATTTTAGGCCAAGACGGATCTTTTGATATAGTTGATAACAAATATCTTCAGATATACCCAGTTCCAGCTACAACTGATCAATCTGTAATAGTTCAGTATAGAGCAATAAACTCAGATACAATACATCCAGCATATAAAGTGTTTATACAAAAGTATGCATTAGCTTTAGCTAAAGGTATACTTGGACAAATAAGAGGTAAGTATAAAACCTTGCCGGGTCCGGGTGGAGGAGCACAGCTAAATGGTGATGCGCTTATCCAACAAAGTGAAAAAGAAATAGAAGCATTAGATAAACAATTACTATCTGAATTTGAAGAACCACCTAGCTTCACATTATACTAATGAGTAAAAACTTCAAAACTAATGTCAATATACCAGAGATCGAAATCGTTACTAACGATAGCGAACTGAGTTTATTTGATAGAAGCAATCCAGATATTAACCTATTCAATTTAGTAGACGAAGAAAATATCAGATTATCTGGATCTAAAATAAACTACTATAAGTTTATGCCTTCAAATGAATTTGATGAAGTTTACCTAGAGCAAAAAAGCAAGCCAATAAGTCCTAACGCTATTCTAGTTTATGGTCACTATGATCCAAAAGTTGTGGAAGAACCAATAAATCAATTTGGTATTCAAATAACTAGTGATCAATTATTTACATTCAATAAATCATATATAGATAAAAAAATAGGTAGACCTCCTATGGCTGGGGATATCTTACATCCCCATTTCCAAAACATTAAATACGAAATATTTGAAGTTCAAGAAGATAGCTTTGAAGCATACAGTGTTTACCATTATATTTGTACAGCCAAGGTATTGAGGGATTCTGAAAATATTCAGAATATGCCTAGAACTAATGTTGCACCTAAACTAGGTAAGAGAGATTTAGATGAGTATTGATTTAAGACAATCATATTCTAGTTCTTCTTACGATCCATCTAGCAATATTGTTTATGCTAAAAGAGCGGATGAGATTGCAAGAGAATTAATTGAGAGATCTGCAAAGAAAGCGTCTAATGTATCTTTTGTATATAAAGAGATGCTCAGATCTGTCATTAATTCGTTTTCTAATTTTGTGGTTATTGATCCAGAAGATAAGGTAATAGAAGTTCAATGTATTCATGGTACGCAAGAACGAGCTATTGCAAAATTAACTCAAGATACAAATATAATATTACCAATAATTTCTATAGATCAACCAAAATCAAATAGAGATGAGAAACGACAGAGATACAAACCACTAGTAGTATCTGAAAAATATACAGATCCTAAAACAAAAAGAAACCATAGATTAGTAAGTTTAGTTCCTTCGCCTGTAGAAATTGAATATCAGGTTACTATTTGGGCAAAATATAAGAATGATTTAGATCAGATAACAGAGCAAATACATTCTAATTTTAATCCAGACTTAGAACTAACAACAATATTTGGAACTAACATAAAATTATACTTAAAAGAAGAAGCTACAGAATCTAATACTATTGCAGCAGACAGAGAAGATCGGGTATTACAAAGATCATTTAAACTCTTGTCTAGCACATATATTCCAAGTCCAAAATTTTTG